AAGAATTGGTATGGAAAATGGCAGAAGGTGCGCCGGCAACAAAACTAGAAGGAAGTAACGAAAATCCTCTTACAATAGAAATAAAAAATTATGGACAAATTAACAATCCCATACCAATTTCAACCGAGAAGTTATCAGATGAAGTTGTTGCAAATGCCACAGAGATTCAAGATAGCAGTAATGCATCGTAGAGCAGGCAAATCAAAGACAGCATTAAACCAACAAATTTCAAGAGCTTTAAGCACAAAAGGTATATATTATTATTTTCTACCAACATATAAACAAGCAAAGTCAGTATGCTGGGATTATCTAGTTTCAGAGCATATTCCTAAAGAAGTAATACTAAAGAAGAATGATAGTGAATTGGCTATATATTATCGTAATGGAAGTATTCAAAGATTTGCTGGGTGTGAAGATATAGACAAACACAGGGGTATAAACCCTATAGATGTTGTATTTGATGAGTATTCTGAGATGAGTGAGGAGATGTGGACAGCTATCATACAACCAATATTAAGGGAAAATAAAGGTACGGCCACATTTATCTTTACTCCAAAAGGTAAAAATCATTCATGGAAGCTAATACAAATGGCTAAAGATAACCCCAGTGAATGGGGTATTACTATTCAAACAGTACAGGATACAGGAGTTTTTACAAATGAAGAATTAGAAGAGATAAGAAGAAATACTCCTCAAGCATTATATGAACAGGAATATATGTGTTCATTCGTAGAAGGTGCAGGACAATTCTTCAAAAGGATAAAGAGTTGTTTGTATGATATGAACAAACAACTACCAGAATGGGGAGACTTTCAGCTTGGAGTTGATTTGGCAAAATATCAAGATTGGACAGTTTTAACGCCATTTAACCTCAATAACTTCATCGTATACCCACAAGAAAGATTTAATCAAGTAGATTGGAATTTACAGAAAGCTAAGATTGAGGCGTGCGCCAGAAGATTTGGTAATGCTTTGATAATACCAGACTCAACGGGTGTAGGTGATCCGATTGTATCAGACCTAAAAGAACGAGGATTAAGAATATGGGGACAAGACATGGAAGGTTTCAAGTTTACTGAAACAACTAGAATGAATTTACTTAATAATCTTGCAATATTGATAGAACAAAATAAAATAAGAATACCAAACGATGAAGGACTTATTGCAGAATTAGAATCATTTAGATATGAAGTGACTGAAAATGGAAAGATAAAAGTAAAAGTACCAGAAGGATTACATGACGATAGAGTCTTTTCAATGGCTTTGGCTGTATATGGTGTTAATCAACCATTAAGACCAGATTACGAATTGGAAGCACAAATTTATAATAATCGTAATAATTCAAATTCTTTTAAATGATAATAAAAGTAAACACTAAACTTTTTACAATCGAGCCTGATGTTAGATTTTCTAGGGAACAAAATGTTCCAAGAGGCTTTTGGTTAGATTTATGGAGAAGACATAAGATGTTAGAATATACCGTTACTGAATTATGTGAATATTTCAAACTAAAGACAGGAAGGCCAGCAAGCTGGTCCACGATTGACAGGTGGATATTAAAAACTGAAATGTTTAATAAAGTAAACCCATTTGTCAAAAAAGGTGTAACAAGTGTTAATACTGAAATATTTGGTGATTTAGAACAAAAAGTTATAAATGAGCTAACAAGACAGTTTAGAGAATATGGAACTACTAAAAGCAATATAATTATATAATAAGCCATTATTTAATTAAATGAGGTGAAATAAAAGAAATATTTGACATATAGAGTAATATAGGATACATGGAGAAGAATATCTTTTCACAAATAAGATTGGAAAGAAATGATTTTATGTATCAGTTCATAAGAGTTGTGCAAGGATATCCTTTTAATCAATATCTTAATATAAAAAGAACTCATCTTTATTTGAACTCAAAATATGAAGACGCAAGTAAATATCACAATAGAGATAAACTATTTTTTAATTTAACTACTTACCCTTGTGAGGTGGCAACTAAAAACCTCAACGTAGATACTAAACACATAAGACTACAACCATTAAATGAAAAGAGTAAGTTTGGCACATTTTTACTTGAAAAAGAATTAGTGCAATGGTTAAAAAAGAATAAGTTTGGAAATATATTAAATCAAATAGCTGACGAATTACCAAAGTTTGGCTCAGTTGTAGTAGAAAAAACACCAGATGGCGCTAATCTTGTTGATATAAGAAGACTTATTATTGACCAAACAGTAGAATCAATAAAAAAGTCTAGGTTTATAGATACTATTCACTATATGACACCTACTGAGTTGAGAGAGACAGGTTGGAATGATGTTGAGAGAGCTATCGATTTATTCTCACAGACTGAAGCTCCAGATACTTATGAAGACAAGAGAGGCTCTTTAAACCTTATACGTTCAACACCATACGTTAAGGTATATAAAAGATATGGTGAAGTTCCTAAATGGTGGATAGATGAAAAAAGCAAATCTGATAAATTAGTTAAGGCTTTATTTATATGTGCTGGTGTCGATTATAATAGGAAGTCAGATGATGGAACAGTAGTCCTTGAAGAACAAGGAGTTGTACTATTTAAGTCACGTTGGTATAAAGATTGGCCATTTCAGGATTTCCATTACAATAAGATAAGAGGTCGTTGGCAAGGACTTGGAATAGTTGAGATACTTTATGATATTCAAGAGAGAATAAACGAGTTGAAAAATCAGAAAAGAATTGCTATGGAACTTTCATCATTACATTTGTTCCAAACACAAGACAAGTTGATCATGAAAAATGCTCTAACAGACCTTGTGAGTGGTGATATTATAACGACCAGAAGCGACTTAAAGCCTGTCCAAAATGAAGAAAGAAATCTGCCAGCCTTTGATGATGAAGAAAAGAGTTATATAGCTCAAGCAGAACGATTATCATTTGCTTATGAAGCTGTTAGAGGGGAAGCATTGCCAGCGACAACACCTGCTACTAACGCTCTATTAGCAAACCAACAAGCAACTTCAGTCTACGCATTCAAACGTGAAAACTTTACTAACTCATTGAGGGACTTCTTTAATGACTTTGTCGCTAGTAATCTGTTAAAAGATTTGTCGCAAGAACATATTATGAGATTTACTGGCACAGTTGAAGATTTGGCTAAACTTGATGAAGCCGCAGCGGATATATATGCTAACGATGTCATTCTTAATAATGCTCTAAAGAATAAGAAGGTAACTACATTAGAAGAACAGGAAAAAGCAAAACAGGAAGCTATCAAACACTTTAAGACATATGGACAAAATAGGTTTGTTAAGATAAAGCAAAACTACTATAACAACTTGGAGTTTGAATATGACTTTAACATTGCTAACGAACAGATTGACCCAGCAACGGTTGCACAGAATGTCCAAGTAGTAATGACACCACTTATACAACGATATGGATTGGAAGACCCGAGAGTGATGGTGTTATTTAACAAATATTGTGAAGCGTTAGGAGTGAATACGGCTGAGCTAGATTTAGCAGACAATAACGCTAAACAAAGGTCGAACTTATTAGCTAATCAACTACCTCAAAATGGACAAAACAAAGGACAGCAATTCCCTGCAATACAAAACGCAGGACAAATCCAAGCAAATGCCGTTAGCGCCTAAGAAAGAGGCAGATACCGAGACATTCGGTGAACCACAATGAACGAGAACCTTAAAAATAAATTCGTTAGAGACCCAGACTGGAGAGAGGTTGAAAAAATCATATTGAGTTATATTGAACCATTATTAGATATGACAACAATTGATATTACTCAGTCGGCTGAAACAATTAAGGCTGAGGTTATAGGCAGAAGAATGGCTAATGAGCAATTAAGTAAGTTTTTATTAGACAGTGGATTGATACAAAGACAATCCGATAACAAAACAACATTCAAATGAAACACGGACAACATTTAAACCCAAGCAAGAAAACACATGAAAGTATAAAAGTACCTGGACAATACATGCACACACCATCAATGGAAAAATTGATGAGTGATGTAAAAAATAAACCAAAGTACGGTAAAACAATATCAAGATAAATAATTATTATGATACAAAAAACAAATTTAGAAACAAAGAGTACAAGTGGAGTAGTTGGTCAGCCAGTATTTGCTGGTGATACAACTATCATTAGTACAAAGACAGCTGATATGACAAATAGTGAGTCACAGATAAACATAACGGCCTCTGAAGAAGATAGAAGCGCAAAGTGGTGTTATCCAAATGTTAGTCAAGACGTTCCACCTTTAGCAGGTAATCAATATCAATAATATGGAACCATACAAAGGAATGAGTGACGCATATAATAGGGAGATAAATGAACTCGACCAAGATGTCGATAATCCTGTTATAGACAATTCACCCACAATGGGTGATGGAAGAGTCGAATATGCGGTAAAAGACCAAGCAACAGGTAAGATTGTTCTTTAATTATTTGAGGGCATTAGGATATAGCAACCTCTATAAAAAGCATAATCCATGAGAAGGAAAACTCTTTAAACCGATTAACCATAGCTTATATGGAAAATGACACAACAAATGTATTGCCTGATACTACAACACAGGACGACAACCAAGTCGATAACATGGGAGCGCCAGAGGTAGACGCTACAAAGCTTGCAGAACTTAATAAAAAGTTATATGAGCGAGCTAAGAAAGCCGAGGCAGAAGCTAAAGAGCTTAAAGCTAAATACGCAACTGCTGAGACACCTAAATTACAAGAAACAAAGGATGTTTCTAAGAGTGATGAAAGAAATTTTACTAGGGAGGAACTTAACCTAAGGCTTGATGGTTATGCTGAAGATGAAGTCGATTTCATCATCAGAAATGGTGGTAGAAAAGAACTTCAAAATCCTTCTTCTCTTGTTTCTATAGCAATAAAAACTAAAAAGGAACAGAGAATAGCAGAAGAAAATGCTGCTAAAATACCAGATTCTTCTGCACTATCAGAAGTTGAAAGAAAGTATACTCAAGAACAACTTAGTAAAATGAGTACTAAAGAACTCGAAAAGATACTACCCTTTGCAAATAACTGATAAAATACTATGGCCACAACTACGGCCGCCCAAGGAAGCAACCCAGGCTTAACAGCCCCAATGCAAATCTATTACGATAGACTTTTCCTTGAGCGTGCAAAATATGAGCTTCGACATGATTTCGGAGCGCAGGTACGAAATGTACCTATGAACTCAGGTAAAACTGTGTATTTCACACGTTTTACACCTTTGGCAATTATTACAACAGCATTGTCAGAAGCAAGTAACCCATCAGCAGTTGATATGACAGCTTCTACAATTTCTGCTACTCTCGCTGATTACGGTACATATACAACAGTAGGCTCGCTCTATTCAATGACATCAATTGAAGTAGGTCTTGCTGAACATGTATCTGTTCATGGTCAGAATGCTGGTGAATCAATTGACCAACTTATTAGAGCCGAATTGGTATCAGGTGCAACAAACAAGTTGGTTTCAACATCAACAGCTGTATCAACTATTCACACATCTGATACTCTTACAGGTCTTGAAATAAGACGTGTTGTTCGTGATTTGAAGAATAACCGCGCTCGTAAGTTTGATGGTGGTCTATTCAGAGGTATTATTGGCCCTTCAACAGCTATGGACCTTATGGGAAATAGTGAATGGCTTGATGCTCACAGATATACCACTTCAGATGCAATCGAGAGAGGTGTAGTAGGTAAACTTCACGGAGTTGAATTTGTAGAAACAAACAACCAACACTATGTATTGACAGGTGGTTTCTCTACTTCTGCAAGTAACGTCGCAAATGTTTACTCTAACTTCTTCTTTGGTCAAAATGCCTATGGAGTCATAAATCTTGGTTCTATTACAGCACCAAAAATTTACGTCAAAAATCCAGGCCCTAACTCAACTTCTAACCCATTGGATCAATTCTCAACAGTAGGTTGGAAAATGCCTTTTGCTGTTAAGACATTGAACTCAACTTGGTTGATAAACCTAAAGACAGGTGCAACAGATGGTTACAGTGCGGGATAGTTGACTTAGTAATGTATCTTGGTATAATAAATTACAAGATTGTTTCTCGGCCATCACTTCTCATACAAGGTGGCCGAGGCAATGAGAAG